CCTTTACTTAAACGTTTAAGTCAAAAAAGTCCAAAACAAGCATACACAGATTATTTAAAAAGCGTTAAAGACAGAGCCATGACAGATCCAAAAAAATTAGCACCTGAAGTGGGTGCGGTTGCAGCCACTGGTATATTTATTAACAGACGTATGAAAGATGTTTTAGAAAACATGAAGAATCAAGATATGGAAAATAATTTAGAAAATTTTATAAAAGAATTAGATGCAGATCCTTTCTATCAAAAATATCCAGAACTTAAAGATAAAACAATTGAAGCCTATACAGAAATGATGTTTGGTGAAAAAAGAGCACAAGGTGGACGTGCAGGGTTTAAAGAAGGTAATAAAAAAATTACTATAGATGCTGTAGGATCCAAGTCTGGTAAACAACAAATCATGGGTGCACCTAAAGGTATCACTGCTGATCGTGAATCAATCGATGCTATCATAAAAGCAGACATACCTATCTCTGAAAAAATAGATCTTCTTGCAAAATATCAATACGGTAAAGGTCGAACTAGAATTGAAAGAGATGGTCAAGAAATATTTTTAGATGAAGGTGGATTCAAAAGCAGAGATATTGGATTAGGTTTTAACAAAGAAGGTGAAGGTATCGGTGGAACTTTAACATATAATCTAGAATCAGGTGAACCTGAGTTTAATATTGGATTTAGAAAAACATTTAATGAGGGTGGACGTATAGGGTTTGCAAAAGGACTTAGTAAAATTTTATTGGGAAGAAGAGATTTTTTAAAAACAATGTTTGGTAATACTAAAAAAAATAGAAAAAATAGAAAACTACAAGAATTAATAGAAGAATACAGAGAGCTTCAAAAATCCATGGAAAAAAATCCACAATTTAAGTTTCCTAAAACAGGAGATCCAGAATTTGATGATATGATGTTAGATTTTGAAAGCAAACTTGCAAAAGACAGAGTAAAATCTGCAGCCGGTGGTCGTATTGGTTTTAAAGACGGTATGACTAGAAGAACATTCATGAAAATTTTAGGTGGTGCAATGGCTATACCTATCATAGGTAAATTTTTAAAACCAATGAAAGTTGGTAAAACAGTAACCAAAGTTCCAATGATTAAAACTGCAGATGTACCGGGTAAACCAGAATGGTTTGATCAGTTAGTTAACAAAGTTATTACAGAGGGTGACGACATGACTAAACAATTTGCAACTAAAGAAAGAGAAATTGTACACGCAACAAAAATAGATGAAGATAATTTTGTAATAGTAACACAAGATTTAGACGAAGGTGCTGTAAGAGTTGAGTATCAAAGTGACGCTAATGTATTTGGTGAAACGGTTCAATTACAATACAAAAAACCATTACCTGATGAAAGTGTTCCAAATCCTAAAGCAGAGTTCACGACAGCAGAGTCAGGCCCGGTTGGAAGACAAGTAGGTCCTGATGATTATGATATAGAGGTCGACGAGGTTGGTGGTACGAGTATCAGAGATCTTGATTCAGACGTATCGAAACTAAAAGAATATGCGACAGGTCAAAAACCAACAATGAAAGAACTCGTGCAAAATATCGAACGAAGAAAAAAAGCTCAAAGAATAACAGACGACCCTGAAGCTCAATCAGATGCATTGATTAGAAGACAAGGTGAGGCTTTCCCTGACACACCTGATCAAGACTTTGCATCAGGCGGTATTGCTAGAATGTTAGGAGAATAATGACTCCAAAAGAATACAAACAAATGATGGACTACCTGACTCGATCAAGTATTAAAGATAAGGTTAAGTTTGCATCAGATATTACAAAACCAGATCCAAAACCAATTGTCGAAGAAATAGAATTATTCAACGAGTTTAACAAACGTAATCCAATGGCCGGTGGTGGTATGTTAGTGCAACCAGGTTTTGGTGGCACGAGGCAAGGGTATGCTGAAGAAAAAGGATCTGGTAATTTAATTCAACAAGATAAAATTACAAATAAAAATGTTCAAAATTGGACTACAAAATGGATAAAGCAAAATGCAAAAAATTATAATGTTAGACAATTTAATTTGTTTAAAAAAGACATGGCAAAAGCTTGGTCAAAAGAAATTAAAAATAAAAAAAAATATAAACCTTTTAGACTTATTACAACAACATCTGAAGGTTTACCTAACGCAAGAGATATAAATATTAATGGTGTTACTACTCCAATAAGAAAAGACCCTACTCTTGGTTTTGAAAAAATATTTTATGATCAAATGTTTCAAAACAAAGATTTTAAAAAGAAAGTTATTGAATATTTAGACTTCGTTAATGTAGATAAAAGATTTGGTAGTGTTAGAGATGATTTGGTAGCGCAAGGTAAAATAGCAACTGATGATGATGGAAAAGCCTTTTTTAAAAAAAGCTCTGGATCTAAAAAAGCATATTTAGATTATGCTAAGTTTATTGATGAAGATGTAGTTTATTTTTTTGGAGATGTCTTAAATTCCAGACGTTTATACAATAATAATCCTACTTCTTTAAACATATATTCTATAATAGAAAAAAATACACCACCAGAAAAAATTCAAAAATATAGAAAAAAATTAACAACATCCTATTCTAGTTGGATGAATAACTTAAAAGAAGTTGCTGATTTAGCAGGTATGGATTTTAATAAAGTATTAGAAATGCAGTATAATGAGGCTGCTAAAATAAAAAAACTTTTTAATGTTAGTGAATTACCTTTTGATTTTCAATACGCACAAGATCATTTATTTGGTTTAGCTGAAGCCAAAGAATTAGGTGATCCTAAAATTGCAAAACAAACTTTAAAAAATTTAGTTGCAACAACTAAAGCACAAAATGCTTTTTTAGGGACTAAAGGTTTTTCACAGAAAAGAACTAAACTAATAAGAAATTTTAAAAATGCATCGTTAGAAAACAAAGCAAATATTGTTAATCAATTAAATACTTTAGCAGAAGAATATGTCCCAGGACGATTACAGTACAATCTTAAGAAAGATGGTTCACTTAGAATAACAAATTTACAACCTGAAACTACTTTTAGAGAAAGAGCTATTTCATATAGAAATTTAGCTAAAAATTTTCCTCTAGCTGTAAAAAAACAATTTTCAATATTAGGTGGTGGTAAATGTAAAACTAGAGGTTTTTTAAATCAGGGGGGTAGAGTTGGTTTGCAAGATGGAACTCCGAGTGTTGATGTTTGTTTTAAAAATGCATTAGAAAGAATTAGAAAAGGTGGTGTAGATTTTACTCAAGCAGAAGCTAATAATTTTTCTAAACTAACAAAAAGTTTAAGAGCTATAGGTGCAAGTAACATAATGAAGGTTGGTATTCTACCTGAAGTGTTATTTGAAGGAGCATTGATAGCTGACAAAATGGCTAGTGAAGGAGATTCTTTTATGCAAGGATTAAGGAACTCATACCTTTCAATACCATTTCGAGCAATGGGTATGATGAAAACTTATGATGAGGTTAGAAGAGAAGAGATATTAAACCCTGAATTAATAAATAAAGATGCTGCTCCTTTAGGAGAGATGCAGAAAAAACAAGTACAAGATGTTTTTAATCTGCAAGATTCTTTAAATAGAAAAAATCAACTACGACAAGAAATGTTTAATTTGCAAGAACAGAAAAAACAAACAGATGCAATATCAGATGGTTCTTTTGGTTATGTTGGAGATACAAAAGATTTAGATAATAGAATTTTAAAAAGAAGACAAGAACTCGAAGGACTATACGATGACCCACGTTCAAAATTAGGAAAAGTAAGTAGAGATGAAAAATTGTTAACTGAAAGTCCATTTGATTTAAACATCAAAGATCAATTAACCATGGACGCTTACAATCAAGCTGTTGAAAAAGCAGATGCACTTAGAGCAGGTAATATATTGTTTGCACCTGGAGCAGGTTTTGGTATTGACACGCAAATAAGAAAAAGAATGAAAGAATTACCTGTGACTCCTAAAATTGCAAAAGAACAATTACAAGCAACAGGAGATTATTTTGGTGTAGGTTATACACCTTTTGGTATGAATAAACTTTTTACATTAATGGGTATAGAAGATCCTCGATTTGGATTTGATGAGACAGGTAAATATAGTGAAGAAAAAGGTCTTAATGATTTTATGAATTATTTAAGAAACCAACAAGTTGCTGATGCAGGTGGAGTCGCTAATCTAGCAGGCGGTGGTATTGCTAAAATAGCTGGTGTGGATCAAGGACCTCCGCCAGAGTCAGGACCAAACTCACAAGGGTTGCAAGGTCTAATGAA